TGGTAAAGGTGATTGGGAAGGCCTATCTATGATAGTGCCAATCTCCAAGTTTGGTCGTAAGCAAAAAGATGAGCGCGGCATAGTTAACGGAATTGTTGATGGCTTCTTTAGCGCTGCTATACGATTTGAAAAAACAAGCACAATGGGCCCAGAATGGCGACAGAAGTACTGGGATGCTATATATGACATCTCATCTGCGCTAGACGAGAATGCTGTTGCTAAGCTAAGCGCTACTGCAAGAGAATCTCTTACTCCTCTTAAGAGCTGGAAGGGCGAGCCAGTAGGGCAGCAACATAAAGTTTGGAAGGCTTTTGAAAGAACTAAGCCTGGCGGTAATATTAGCGTCGAAGAGGCCCATGAGTATGCCTCAATGGTGGCTAGTCGTCACGTAGCTGAGTTGTTCTATGATGCTTCTAAGAAGCGCCTTCTATTCCATCAGCTTCGTCTTATAGCACCATTCGGACAAGCATGGGAAGATACTATTAAAGCCTGGGGTAATATTGCACTTAATAACCCGGCACAGATTTACAAGGGAATTCGTCCACTATCATGGTTGAACAACCCAGAGTCATCTGCTTTGTATCAACTAACTGATGCTAGAGACTACTATGACCCTAACCAAGGATTCTTCTTTAGGGACCCATTGGATGGACAGCGTAAGTTCTTTATTCCATTTGCATCAACTGGATTGAATTTTATTCCAAATCTTATATCCGGAAAGAATCCATTTGCTGGTGGACCATTTGCCATAGGCGCTACTCCCCAGTCGTTTAACTTCGCCTTTGCTTCGGGTAGTATTATACCTGGCGTAGGTCCAGGATTAAGTATTGGTATACAGATTTTAGATAGATACTTTGGTAATCCTTTAAATCTACTACCAAAGGATATGCGACTAGCTGCATACAACCTAGTATTTCCATTCGGTGAGCCAGACTTAAAAGCTGGTTTTATAGAAGCTCAACTTCCTGGTAACTGGAGGCGCATCCTTGCCCCATTATTACCAGAAGAAGCTTATTCTTCAGCATTTGCTCCGGTTATGAATTACCTAGCTTCTGGTGGAAACTATGATTTGATGGACCCAGAAGACCAAACTAGGCTCATAGGGGATACCAATAAGTTTTCACAATGGTTTACAGTTATGCGTGGACTCTTTGGAACTGTGTCTCCATTCCCATTCTTGACTCAGGGTGTTACAACCCTTGATGATGGAAACACTCTTTTGACTACTGAGTTATATAATAAGTTCAAGGAAATTGAAGTAAAGACTGCAGATAGGAATAAAGCCTATGCAGAGTTCTTCGATACATTTGGGCCGGAGGCCGTGCTTGCTATTGTAGCCACATCAACTGGTGCTCCAACCAACCTATATACTTATGAGTTAATCCAAAGAGACCCATCAGTTGTAGATGATTACCCTTCAACATATGGATATATCTATCCTAATGGTGGATACTCTGCTGAACTGTACCGTTGGCAGCGCAAGATGGGCAATAAGGAAAAGTTTGATTCAGAAGAGTTGAAGAATAGGGCAGTATCGTTACTGTATTATGCAGCTAAGGATAGGCTTATGACTAGAGCTACTGCTGAGAACTGGCCATCAGAACAGTACGATGAGGCTAATGCTAATCTTAAACAGGCTTTTATAGGAGCAAGGCTGACCCAAGAGGGTGACTTCTATAAACAAGCAAAGATTAAAGATGAACTCATCAAGCTGGCAAATGATAAAAGATTTGATGACTCAGACGCTGTGGCTGGACTAAAGGATTACTTATATCTACGTCAGGCAGCCCTGAATAATGCAGGCATAACATCTGACAATCTTGCCAGAAAAGATGCAGTAGCATCTAGGGCCTGGTTAGCTAATGAAGCTAAGAAGATTATTCAGCGCCACCCAGATTTCCAAAAGTTATTTTATGCGTTCTTTAAAAAGGAGCTAGAGGGCTAATATGTCTGTTACAGAAGAACAAGTACAACAGGGCCAGGCCCGTGCTGGCGGTAACACTCCTGTCACAAACAAGAAAGTCAAGAAGACAGGCAAGACTAAATCTCCTGATGAATTAGTATCTGATGTTTCAGCCGAAGCCCAAGCAAGTGCTGAAGATGCTCCCGGCTCAGGGCTTGATGGTAAGACTGGCCTTATAGGCGTACCCGTTGGAACGAAAATACGTAGAGGCAAAGAAGTAGTTACTGCTGGTTCCCCCGATATTGTGGGTGGAAAGCCTATATTTAGCCCTAAAAAAAGGGCTGTATTCTCAACAGTACAGTATGATTCAACCTCCGCAGTTACCCTTTTTGCTCAACTTAGCGCTAATGAAAGAGCTGAGCTACTACTTAATTTAGGAAGCATCCCAGGACTTTACCCTAAGGGCACTGCTCCAACCAAGGATTATGTACTACGTGGGCTAGTATCAAAACAAATAGGGTTAAGACCCGAGGATAAAAGAGCTATCGAAGAGGTTATGTTCTACTCTGATAGCGTGGGCGAAGATGTACAGACAAGCATTAAAAAGTTTGTTGCAAATCCTCAGTTGGCAATACAGTATTTTGATGTCAAGTCAACAGCTCCAGATGAGGTAAAGCTTACACCTGCCCTTGCTTTAGCGGCAGAATTAGACCAGAGCATGAGGGATTATCTTGATGTTAAGGCTTCAAAAGAACTATCAAAAACATATGCAGATAAGGTCAACAAGCTTGAAACAAAAAGAGGCGGTCAGCTAACAACTCTTGAAAGAGAACAGGTACTGATTGACTTTGTTCAAGATGAAGCAAAGAAGATGTTCGCTGCAGAAGCTGATAACCCAGATTCAAACCTGACCCGACAAGGTGCTTTGGGTGGCACATTTAATTATTTAAAGCAATTAAGAAGCGAGTATGGCGTAAAGACTGCCGACAAACTGATATACAAAGAGGCTATTCGCTCCATCCGAAGCAAGCAAGCTCTAGAGAATATCGTAAATAAGATTCAACTACAGGCTGAAATCAATATGCCTTCATTAAAGAGTTACTTCCAGCAAGGCCTTACAGCGAGAGAAGCCTTAGGGAACTATATAAGCCTGCGAGCAAAGGTTTTAGGTGTTGACGAAAAAGATGTTACCCTAGATGATTTAGCTTCAGTTTATGCAGGAACTAATTTAATGCCATTAAAAGATTATAAAGATTCTTTACTCAGGTCGCCCGAGTACAAGGACTCACCTCTATATAAACAACAACAGTTGAGCGACTATAGAACCTTAGTCAGAAACTTTATAGGATAGGTAGACCATGGCCCAACCATTTAGACAGACTGGTGTTACTCTTCCAGATGAGGACTTAACTCCCGAGTTTCAAGCACGGCAAACCGCTAAACAGCGTGCCAAAGTTACGGCTCAGCCCTCCAAGAAAGAACTTGCCGCTATGCCGGCAAAGGCTAAGGCACAGTTGCGAGAAGCTATAGCGGAGCAAACTGCAGCCAGAGCTATATCTACTCCTGCAATATTAGATAAACTTGAAGAGAGTATTCTTCAATACGAGAGTGATTTAGGCGACTTCTACGCAAACATAGCGAGACTTGAAGAGGTAGCCGCAGAAGCTGCGGAAGAGGGTACTAAAGCGGTAAAAGAAGGCGATAAGATAATTGCTGATGCCGTCGTTTCTGGTGTTATACCCTATCAATCTCTTCCTCCAGTTTTCCAGGCTGTAGTAAATCAACAGCCACAGTTCTCTGATGCTGGCCTGGCCGCTGCAATTGCCGCACTTAAGGCTGTAGGGGTAGAAGGTTTAACTGACATAATGGCTCAAATTAGAGAGCTATATCCCGACATTAGCTCAGATGATGCTCTGCTATTATTGAAGTTTGACCCACGATTTAATGGTCCTTACATGAAGCGTTTTGTTGGCAATAAGATGTTAATGGATAAAGGTTTTGCCCCGCTTGACGATAAAGTTTACCTAGCAAACGAGATGGCTTATTCAAAGATTTTCAGTGCATATGGCTTAGATAAATTTAATAATCGTGAGCAATATGCCAAGCTAATAGGTAATCTAGTTGCGCCAGAAGAAGCATCCGAGCGTGTATCAAATGTGTATGAACGCGTTACGCGAGGTCCTCAAGATGTACTTAAGGCTCTAAAAGAATTATATCCAGAGCTTAGCACTAAGGATTTAATGGAGTATGCTCTTGACCCAGAAACTCAACTTCCAGCTCTAAAGCGTAAGATTCAAGCTGGTGAGATTGGTGGTGCTGCACTAGCACAGGGTCTATCGATTGCTCCAGAAGAAGGCCCTACCAAGGTACGGGCTCCTTATAGCAATGTTCAAAGAAACGCTCTCGGTATTGAAACCTTAGTCAGCGAAGGTATAACCAGAGAGCAAGCTGTTGCTGGATACTCTGCGGTAGCTGGAGTCCAAGATGTAGCTGAGAAGTTAAGCGCTATCTATGGTAGAGACTATAAGCAATATGGTCGTCTTGAGGCAGAGAAGGAAGCATTCCTTAAGTCTGCTGAAGCTAAAGCGGCAAGAGAAAGACTATCGGCAAGAGAGATTGGCGAGTTTAGTGGAAGCGCTGGACGACTAGCATCTCGTGATAGAGCAGCAGGAATAATATAATAGAATCCTAAGTGGACCCACCGGCCCCACTTGGTGTACAGACCGGTAGCAAGAGCCAGCCCACTACCCCTGGTGGCAACTGTGGCTTGCGATAACAACGACAGAAAGGGTGGTTGCTATGAGCAACACTAACTGGGATGATGACGACGACCTAGATACCGAAGAATCATTTGGTAGTAGCGAAAGCGATTTGCTAAAAAAACTTCGCAAAGCTAAACGAGCAGATGAGAAGCGTATCAAGGAACTTACTGAGCAACTTGAGGGTTTATCCAAGGTGCAGCGTGAGCGAACCGTCAAAGAAGTCCTAGAAAAAAAGGGTGTAAACCTAAAGGCAGCACGTCTTGTACTTAAAGACTTAGAAGACATTAACGAGGAGTCGGTATCTAGCTGGCTCGATGATAATGCTGATTTGTTTGGAATCAAGGTGGAGTCTGCTGAACCTGAAGTAGACAAAAAGAATCTTGCGGCTTTGCGCCAGCAAGATATAGTCACACAGGCAGGAATGACACCCGACAGGGCAGATGAGCTAGAAATGAAACTGGACAACGCGCAAAGTGCAGATGAATTGCTAGCCTTCCTACGCTCTCAGTCCTAATTCCGTTCATAGTCTAGGAGACTAAAACAAATGGCAAACGTCTTTACCAGTACTACCACTCCTGGTGGTACCGCAGGTGGAGCAGGTCTTGTCCAGAAGGCGTATGACCGTCTTCTTGAGTTCGCTCTCCGCTCAGAACCACTAATCCGTTCTGTCGCAGATAAGCGTCCTGCTCGCCAAGCAATCCCAGGCTCAACTGTAGTGCTACAGCGCTATGTTGACCTAACCGCAGCAACAACTGCACTCACCGAAGATACTGACCCAGATGCAGTTGGAATTTCAACTCCGACATCTGTGACCATTACTCTTGCTGAGTACGGTAATGCTGTTCTCGTAACTCGTGCGTTGGAACTCTTCAGCCTTGCTGATGTAGACCCAGCGATTGCGAACATCATTGCTTACAACCTTGCTGATTCTATTGACAAGGTTGCAATGACAACACTTCGTGGCGGAACCAACGTAATCTACGGTGGAGACGCTACAGCAACAAATGAAATCGTTGCTGGTGATACTCTCGCTTCTGCAAACATCCGTAAGGCTGTTGCTAAGTTGCGTGCAGGAAATGCAAAGGGTCGCAAGGGCAACCTTTACTGGGTTGGTCTTCACCCAGAAGTTTCACACGACCTTCGTGCTGAGACAGGTTCTGCTGGTTGGTTGATTCCTCACCAATACGGTTCAAGCCAGAATGAAATCTGGGCAGGCGAAATCGGCACATATGAAGGTGCTTACTTCGTTGAGACAAACCGTATGTACAACGCTACTGACGGAGCATCTTCTGCTCGCGTTTACCGCACAATCGTTGCAGGTCAGCAAGCATTGGCTGAGGCAGTTGCCGAAGAGCCACACGTAGTCGTCGGACCAGTAGTTGACAAGTTGATGCGTCACCGCCCAATGGGCTGGTACGGCGTACTCGGCTTCGCTCGCTACCGTGAAGAGGCTTTGTACCGCATTGAAAGCGGTTCTTCAATCGCTTCCTAGTTGATTGACTCTGAGGGGTAGGCATATTTGAAAAGTCTACCCCTTTGGGGTGAGTCCATTAAGGAGGACTAATGACCGAATACATCTTCAAGACACCTACGGTGCGAGAAGGTCCTGCTGGTGGAAACAGATTGTTCTACTTTTATAAGTTGGACAGAGGTATATCTATCGTTAAGTCTGGTGCTACCTACTCACAGGTTAGGTATCTACTAGATGAAGATTTGGCTGACTATGATGTTGTATATCGTGGTGGCTATGAATACACAGTAGATGAAGCGACTAAGGCGGAACTAATCGCCGGAGGCGTGGGGATAACAGAGGATAACTTTACGGCAATATGAAACACTGGGAACATCATCCTGAGCCAATAGAAGGTTGTTTTGGCTGCAAAGGATTGTCCATCCAGATGAACGCTGGGGACGCAAAGCGTGACATTCCTGATAAGAAATGGAACGCTGAACTGCAAGCATATAGAGATGCTAGGGCACAGGGTATCCAACCTAATAGCACTAATATGCGAGATATACAAAATGCTCAAAAAGCATCAGAGGTTTTGGGTAGACCCTATGACGGGGATACTATGCCAAAAGCACACAAGATAAATAAGGGCGTAGCCGAAGTAATGAAAGAGATAGGTGCATAATGCCAAAGGTAAACGGTAAAGAATTTCCATATACAGCCAAGGGTATGAAGATGGCTAAGGCTGAGAAAATGAAGAAAGCCAAGAAGAAGATGGCTAAGAAAAAGAAGGCTATGTAACTATGGCTACTAAAGTAAAATACGTTACTGGCAATAAAGCAGCAGATAAAGAAATTGCATACTTGAAAAAAACATTTCCAAATAATCGTGCTGCAAATCGTCAAATTAAATATCTTGTAGAAAAATTTGGTGCTCAAACTTTATCAGGAAAAGCAGAGCGAAGTCGTACATCTGCTCGTGACCGTGCACCCAAAAAAACCAAGAAGTACAAACCAAACACTAAAATTAATGGTCGTGAAATGGACCCTACAAAGATTCCAGGCTTTAAGTTTGGAAAAGGTACAATATAAGAAAGGTTAGGAAGTAATGGCAACGTATAAAGTTTCCTCAGATGGAAAAACTGTTTCTGTAGGTAAAGAGACATTTACTCTTACTGCTTTTAAGAAACGATTTCAAACTGAAGATGGTATCTCACTTAATGCAGGTAGAAAAGGATACGCTTATCTTAAAAATGTAAAACCGCCTATTAAAATAAATACTAAGCCAGGTAAAACTACAGTATCGCCAATGGCTAAGGCACGTGGTCGTATTGTCGGCGGAGGTTTGGGCGGTATGTTTGGAATTAAAAACCGTTAATGTCTTCGGGCAAATACAAAACGCACAGAGGTTTTAACTCGGTGCAGATTAAAGATGGCTATGTGGTCCGTCTAAATAAGAATGGCACAGTAAGAGCAGTGCTTGGAAAGTATGGGGAGTATGGCAAAAAGAAAGACTAGAGATTCACGCTTAGCGCGTGCAGGCGTAAGTGGCTACAATAAGCCTAAGCGCACACCGAACCATCCTAAGAAGTCACACGTTGTTGTGGCTAAGGTTGGTAGTCAAGTCAAAACAATCCGTTTTGGTGAGCAAGGCGCTAAGACAGCAGGTGCTCCTAAGTCTGGTGAGTCAACCCGTATGAAAAAGAAGCGTAAGTCTTTTAAGGCTCGTCACGCTAAGAACATCGCCAAAGGCAAGATGAGCGCTGCTTACTGGGCAGATAAGGTGAAATGGTGAAGAAGAAAGCATTTTGGGATAAGAAAAATCCGAAGAAACGTAGCAAGAAATTGACTGCATCCCAGAAGGCTGCTGCTAGACGCAGAGCAAAGGCTGCTGGCAGACCATATCCAAATTTAATAGATAACGCAGCAGTAAGTAGAGAGGCTAAGTAATGGCAGGCACAGCAGGTAGCACACTTTGTGCAGAACTAAATCGTCTGGCTAATGGTGGTACTTATCCTGCCCTGACAGCATTTCTTGACGAGCAAGGTGCTGCTAATGCTTGGGCTGGTACATCTGGTCTAGGAATTATTGCTGCTCTAAACATCAAGGCTGATGCTAGTCGCCAGCCAGATGACTATAAAGATTTATTCGGTATCTGCAATGAACTAGCAGGTACAACCAACAAGTCAGCATCAGACGCATTAAGGACTCTAGCATCGTGACAACAACATATTCCGATATCGTCAATGAAGTACTAATCAATCTTTCTGGCTACACAATGCAGCAGGACAGAGCAACCAGCCTTTCGGCTGCTATCAGCACTACAACCACAACCAGCCTATCTGTTTCCTCTACCGCAGATATCGGCAAAGGCATCATTGAAGTTGGCGAAGAGTTGATGTGGGTAGAGAACTTTGACCGTGTAGGTAATACCCTGACTATTGCCCCTTGGGGCAGAGGCTACCTAGGTACTACAGCATCTACTGCTGCTACCTCTAGCAAGGTAACTATCAGTCCTACATTTCCTAAGTCGGTAATCAAGCGTGCTATCAATGACACTATCAACGCTATGGGTTCATCTATCTTTGCAGTCAAGCAGGTTACCTTTACCTACAACTCAGCAGTTACTACCTACGAATTACTTGACAGCGTAGGAGATAATGTAAGTGTGCAGAATGTTCTTGCTATGCACTGGCAAGAGGTAGGTCCTAGCAAGGAATGGATTCCAGTCCGGCGCTGGTCGTTTGAGCCTTATGCTGACATAACCACCTGGGGTGGTAGCGCTGCTTCTCCTGCTCAAACTGTCAGTATCTATGACCCGATTACTTCAGGCAGAACCGTCAAGGTTATGTATGCAGCAGCACCGACAACACTATCTTCTGATTCAGATGTATTTACTACCACAACAGGACTACCGATTACTTGTAAAGATGTGGTAATCCTTGGGACGACATACAGATTGTTGACATTCCTAGACCCAGCCCGTGCTAGCCAAACTAGCCCACAGGCTGATGAGATTGATACCAAGCGTAACTTTGGTAGCACTTCTAGCGTTATGCGTCAGATTTTTGCACTCTACTCACAGCGTCTTGCTGATGAAGTACAGGCTCAACAGCAACAGTATCCAGCCCGTATCCACTACACCCGATAGGTAAACAATGACAACACGTAAGTACTCCTCTCGCTCGCAGCAAACAACGCTGGCTAGCGCACTTACAGATTCTGCTGCATCTATGGTGGTGGTATCTGGCTCTGCCCTTATGGCTTCTATCTCTCCGACTGGTGGAGAAACATTCACCGTAGTCATTGACCCAGATACTTCGCTTGAAGA